GCTCTTGGATGCGTACTGGTAAGAATGGTAAGGAAACTGCTAAAGGTGTATTCATGGGTACCATTCTGGGCAAGCCTGTATTCGTACAGGATTTTGGGGAGTCCAGACCCATTTTCATGCAACGTATGCATGAAACACGTGAATTGGTTAAACTTGCGAATGCTCTCTTTGAGAATTCCGTAATTGTGAACTAGAACAAAGGAAGAGCGAATGTATAACACGCACAATCCTTTAGTACGTGCGTTTGCTCAACAGAGTGCCAAAAATCTGGAATTAGTGATTGCGTTTGTATTCGCAAGTATCCGAGTACAGACCAGTATGCTACCACGAATGATGAAGGAATTCAGGAAACGTGGTGTCAAATCATCTTGGATTTGGGGCAACAAGAGAACAGGAATTGATTACGTGCGGAAGCATAGGCAAGACCTGTTCAATAGGATGATGAGCATTCTACGTGCTAAAAAGGCTACTTGTGCACATGACTTGATGATGTTGTTCTTGGAAGTTCCGGGGTTGGGGTTACCTAAGTCTGGATTCGTGGTACAACTGGTGTCTGGTAAGAGTGGGTGTATGGATGTCCACAACTTTAGGAAGTATTTACCTGAAGTTGATGCATCTAAGGGTACACCAAACTGGTTGCAAACTAGTGGAAACTCAGATAAGACAAAGAGAATCAAGGCGTGGGCATACTTAGACCTTATAGAGTCAAATGGTGGCTCTCCAAAGATGTGGAACAACTGGTGTACGCACCTACAAGTACTGTATCCACATCATTTCAAAACGCCAGATGATGTGTCAGCATTACACATGTGTATCTGGAAATAACTAGAGGTAGAATATGAGTGAACAAAAGAAAGGTGTTCACCATGCTATAAGATTGAGTCATTATAGTGTCTCAAAGGACGAGTATTTGGACATTGAGGACATGGCTCAAGAGCATTTGGTGAACATGCTATACAAGATAGTAAAAGACGCACATTACCTTGCCAATTTCAAGGTGGAGGTGAACACAGGTAATGGAGATTACGTGTCAGACCATGCAACCTTAAGATTCACAGACATGAGTCCGAACTTCATGGAAAGATGATGTGGTTTCTAGCATTACCTGATATACTGGTGTACCTCACAATATTTTGGGGTGGGGTACTAACTGGTGTATTTGGAATAATAATTGCAATGGTTGTGTATTGTGGAGGTGGTGGCATCATCAGGATACAGTACACAACTGATGAAGCGAACATTAAACAAGAGGATTACTAATGTCAATGTTTTACTGTAGTTCCTGTGATATGTTGGTGGATTCTGATGCAGTTCTGTTTGTGTATGATGATGTGACAGATCATTGGACATGTGCAAACTGTTTAGAAGCTGATCCAGACATAAATGAGGAAGATGTGTTACACAGGTTTAATTTAACTAATGTGACACCATTTAGAATAGAACGAACTACATTTCATGGTGATGATGTAGACTATGGTGGATACGACCATAAGTATGATGAACCATTCACAGATAGAGGGGGAACCGATGAGTAAAGAGAAGAACTTAATGAATAAAACCAGACCAGTAGAGAATCCGTATGAGATATGGAGGTCTCCAGATGGGACATGGGAGTGGAGAGTTCTCAAGAAATGGCAGAAGCCATCGAAGGAGAAAGAGAATCCATATGCTAGGTGGTTTTGTGCAGTTAAATCACCTATGACCTATGGATCATGGGAATATGGTGACACATATGCACGTGAAGTGCAGAGTGTAGCATGGAAAGTGGATACACCCTTTTAGGAGGAGCATGAAAGAAAATAAACTAGGTAGAAAGTTTGCAAACACTTGGAGTCCACCTCCACGAATTAGGAGTAAAGGAAATCACAAGTTTTTCACAAGGTTAGCAAACAAAGGTGTACGTAGGAACGCTAAACTTTTAATTAAGAAGGGCAAGTATGCAATGGAGAAAGCAACCTGACTGTAAATCAGGTGTCGTATGACAGAGTGAGTGCAACTCTTACCTTGCCCACCAATTACAAAGGGGAACACATGTTTAAGTTTATGTTACTGATATTCATAGTGTATTCATACATCTCATTCTTTGATAAGTGGAATGCATTCATACTAGCACACATGTAAAGGAAACAAATGGAAATATATGAAATAGAAACCGCAGTTGACAACTATACTAATAAGATGTCGAAAGAGGAACTTATTACGTATGTCCGTTGGAACATGAAAGATTATTACGTGAATGTAGCAGATGAATACGAAGGAGAAGAGTTTGTAACGACCAACAGAGATACCTCTGTATGTATAGAGGGATGGGAGTGACCAACATACTAATAGGTATCATAGTGATGCTGTTGACAGCAAACTTTATCTTCGACACGTATGAACCTTGTCCTTTTAAGTGGACTAAAGATCTAAGAAACCATGAAGAAAGGATGAACAAGTGCAAACTAATAAGTCGAAACAGGTACTGGGAGTGGGTGCTAAAGGATTAACCATGTACATAGTGACCACCTTAGTAACATACAGGACACCAGACAATTACAATGGTTACATAGTAAAGGTAAAGGAGAAACATGGAGACAAACATTAAGAAGAGACACATGTACACAAGTGAGACCATATTTCATTTCACATGTGGTGAATGTAAGAACTGGTGGAGCTACGCTGGTTCATACTTTGGAAGTATAATGACATGTCCTCATTGTGGACTGAAGAATAAAGTAGAACTATATGATGTAAGAAATACAGAGACTTGGGAAGTTTAAAGAATGAGTGTGGTTATTGACGTAATAAATCCGGAACCCACATCATAAAGACTTGGCGATACAGGTCAGAGGGGAAGTCTTAGACCATAACAGCTTGGTCAGTTTACGAACCTCAATACCAACTCAAATAATATATGGACATTTACGAAGTAAAAGAGAATAAGCTATGGGAAAAGGTATTCTTAATAGAGGTACTCATGTACACAAGAGTAAACATAAGTACAACAGATTAACTGTAGGTAAAACATTTAATTGTGAGGATAGTATGAGTGGAGGACACTTCAGACACATCCAGAGTGAACTTAAGGTAGAAGCAACTACACTCATGGAAGACATTAGGTTAAACAAACAGAAGTTTCCAGATGATGTACTTGAGTGGCTGAAGTACACACAGTTTATCATGGAGGTTACAGTCACACTAATGGATGAAGCCGATTGGCTATACTCAGGTAACATAACTGAGAAGTCTTTCAAGGAAGGTACACAAAAGTGTAGGAAAGATATTATAACACACATAGGGTAGCGTATGGAAGATGATGGTGACATAAAGACATTTGATTATGAAGACTTAAAGACTGAGTATAACATGTCAGACAAACAGATTGCACAGTTGGATCGAAAGGCACAGCAGATTCTGGGTAATGCAATCGTGATGATAGATGGTACACTCAGAGATGAGGATTGTACAGCAGAGGAAGCAATCAATAGGGCACTAGTATTCATCAGTATAACAATGGGTCTTATTGAGAAGAACTTTAATGAGGTACTGTCTGAAAACATTCCAAAAGAGGTACTAAATTGAACCTGAACGATGAGCAAGAAAGAATCGAAAAGGAAATGAATTCTCTTGGTATCGACAGGTACTACAAGAACATAAGAGAAGCACGTAAAGGGAGTGGAGAATCAACCACTCTCTATGGTATCACTCTAATGAAAGAGGCACTTGACTCTGTATCAGAGGGAATCAAAGAGTTTCTTGATGAAGCATTGTCAGGTGGAGTAGGTAAGTATCAGAACTCTGCACTCACACTAGCTCTAATGAATAGAGAAGTGTGTGCATACTTAACCTTGAAGTACTCACTAGATGGAGTGTCACAGAGAAGTCCGTTTACTCGTGTTGCCATGAAGTTAGCTGGTGCAGTAGAGGATCAGTTTAAGTTTGACTTATGGGACAAAGGTGCAGAGTCAAAGAAGATATTCAGACGGATCAAGAAGAAGGTTACCTCACGTACCAGTAACAGGCTGTATCGTAGGTACAACATCATTAGAACCATGAGTAGGGTTGAGCTACTGGAACACAATCCTTGGAGTAAGACAGAGAGACTACACTTAGGTAGCAAACTCATTGACATACTCATTAGAACAACAGGTTTAATGGAGATTAAGACTGTCCAATTTGGTAGGAAGAGACGTATCATATACCTTCAAGCTAACAAAGCAACCCTGTTCTGGATAGAGAATGTTAATAAGGAAGGTGAAGGTCTTCATCCATACTTCTATCCATGTGTAGTACCACCTCTGGACTGGAGTTCACCCTTCAATGGAGGGTACCACACTAAAAGGATTGACACTATACCAATGATTAAGACTAGGAACAGAGAGTACCTAGAGGAGATGAAGAACCACTCAATGCCGATGGAATATGGTGCAATCAATGCACTCCAAAGGACTAAGTGGATGGTCAATGAACCTGTGTTAGATGTGATGAGAAGGTGTTGGGAAACTGGTGAATCATGGGCTAACTTACCACCAAGAGAGGACTACAAGGTACTACCCTGTCCAATACAAGGTAAGAAAAAGGACATGACACAAGAACAGTTGGACATCTTCATCAAGTGGAAGAAGAAAGCCATGACTGTTCATGACCTCAACGCAAAGATGACCAGCAAACGTATTCAACTAGTCAGGACTCTTGCAATGGCAAGAAAGTTCAGGCAGTACAAAGCTATTTACTTTGTGTACCAATGTGACTTCAGAGGTAGGAAGTACACAGTTAATTCCTTCCTCACACCTCAAGGCCCGGACTATGCTAAGTCTTTACTCCAGTTTTCAGATGAGTTTCCCATTAACAATGAGGAACAAAGGGATTACTTTGGTGTACATGGAGCAAACTCATTTGGATATGACAAGGTTTCATTCAAGGACAGGGTAGCATGGGCCATAGAAAATACTGATAACATTAAACATTCTGCAAGAGAACCTCTTAATCACAGGTGGTGGACTAAGGCAGATGAACCTTGGACTTTCTTAGCATGGTGTATGGAGTGGTCAAAGTTTAGTGACAAAGGATATGGATTCATGTCTCGTCTACCTGTTTGTTTAGACGGATCAAACAATGGACTCCAACACTTCTCTGCTATGCTCAGAGATACCATAGGTGGTAAGGCTACCAACCTCACACCAGAGAAGGTACCTCAAGACATCTATCAGATGGTGGCAGATGTGGTACTGGAGAAGGTGGAGGAAGATGCTAAACATGGGGTACCCTACTCTAAAGAGTGGCTATCCTTTGGTTTAGATCGTAAGATTACTAAGAGACCTGTGATGGTGGTACCCTATGGGGGTACACGTTTCAGTTGTAGGGCATACGTAGAAGATGCAATGGATGCTAAGATACTGGCTAATCCAACATCGAATCCCTTTGGTGAGCATGTGTATGAAGCATCACTATACGTGGGTAAGCATGTATGGGAAGCAATAGGTGAGGTAGTAATCAAGTCAAGAGAAGCAATGACATGGCTTCAAGACATAGGTAGGAAGATGTCAGAGAAGAACCTACCCATAATATGGGAGACACCATCAGGATTTGTGGTACAGCAGATATACAAGAGCATGAAACCACGAAGGATAACAACTCATATTGATAATGTATTAATTAAACCCTCTATACTAGAGGAGACAGAGAACTTAGACAAGCGAAGATCAATCAATGGCGTGTCACCTAACTTTGTGCATAGTATGGATGCAACTGCACTCACACTAACTATTAACAGGTGTGTAAAGGAAGGTATAAATAATTTCTCTGTGGTGCATGACTCATATGGAGTACATGCACACTATGTTCCACGTATGGCAGATGCAATACGTAAGTCATTTGTGGACATGTATTCGGAGACAGATGTACTTACTGATTTTTATGATGAGGTAACAGATGTGATACCAGAACTTGAGGCACCACCTGAACGTGGTGACCTTGATATACTGGGAGTCCTCGACTCTGAGTACTTCTTCTCCTAAATGTGGACATTCTAGGTTCAACACAAACAATAACACACACGAAAGGAAAATATGGCAGGAAAATATCCAGTAACTCCAAAGGGTGAGTTCAAGTGGCCTCATATTATGGTGGCTGACACAACCTATAAGGCTGAAGGTCAGTTCCATATTAAGGTACTCTTAACTGGCTCTGATGCTGAAGATATGCAGGAGATTGTTGACAACGCTCATAATGAGTGGAAGGAAAGGTGTCGGCAGAAGTCTGCAAAGAAATGGCAGGAGTACATGCCTTATAAGGTGTCACTTGATGAAGAGGGTATGGAGGTTGGGACTGAGTTCCACTTCAAACTCAAGGCATCAGGTACAAACTCAAAGACAGGGCAGACTTTCACACAAAGACCTGTGGTTGTTGGCCCAGATCGTGCACCACTTCCATCCACTATTAAGGTGGGCAATGGGAGTATAGGTAGAGTAGCTTATGAGATTGCACCATATGAACATGGTACTTCTCTTGGTGTACAACTTAGGTTACGAATGGTTCAAGTCCTGAAGCTGATTGAGTACATTGCAAGTGAGAGTGCTGATGATGTATTTGAAGTAGAAGAAGGATACGAGGTAGTCGTGGATGAGGGTAACAACCAGAAGGAAGAGGGTGAAGCCTTTGAAGAAGAAGAGGGAGAACAGTCTGGTGACTTTTAGATCTGGACTTGAGCAACGGATAGCGGACAACTTAGCAAAACGCAAATGCGAACATGAGTATGAGCCAATGTCCGTTGCTTACTACGTTGAACACAAGTATAAACCTGACTTTGTGCTATCCAATGGTGTCATAGTTGAAGCAAAGGGGTACTTCAGATACAAAGAACAAAGGATGCACAGGTCTATCAAAGAACAACATCCGGAATTAGACATACGATTTGTGTTTGCTAATGTGAACAGTCGTGTTCAAGGTTCCAGACTAACATGTGCAAGCTGGTGTAAGAAGCATAACTTCTTGTATTCAGAAGAGATTGTACCTCATGAATGGACTAAGGATGTCAAGAAGAAAAGAGACTAACTACATAGTGATCCACTCCACTCTCACAAAACCTAACTCAAACATAAACATCAGGACTGTTGATGAGTGGCATCGTAAACGTGGACTACTAAAGGTTGGTTATCATTACTTCATAAAGCGTGGTGGTCAGATTGAGGTAGGCCGTGGCCCGAATGACATAGGTGCACACACTAAAGAGCATGACTCTGATTCAGTTAGTGTATGTATGGCAGGAGGGTTGAACACTAGAGGTATTACGGCACCTGACTATAGTAAAGAACAGTTGGAGTCCTTGTTTGTTTTAGTAAAGACTCTTAAGTACATGTATTCTGATGCACAAGTGGTGGGTCATAGAGACCTGAGTGAAACAGACTGTCCATCCTTTGATGTGAAGGAGTGGTGGGCTATAAACGAGGATAACGCTGGTCTACTTAAGTATAAGGTAGGTGGATCAGGTGTTTGGACTAACTAATAAAGGGGGAACATGGAATGGACTGACAAACAACCAGATGGTGATGAGATAAGAGAACGATTTACTTTTTCATATGAGGCACTTGATTACTCCAAGATATTAACTGATGATTGGAGAGACTGTACAACTAAGAAGAATAAGGTATCCTTTGAGGCTAACTCATTACAGGATTTATTAGAAAACTTCCACTCATTTTTAAATCATGTGGGATATTCTTATGTTGGTAAGGTAGTATTGGAAAGTAAAGATGGTACAAAGACATGGACTACTTAGACACACACGAAGAGAGTGAGTTCATACAACATGAGCCGTGTCCTGAGTGTGGATCACGAGATAACTTAGCACGTTATGATGACGGACATGCCTTCTGTTTTGGTTGTAATTACAGAGAGAAAGCAGGAGGAGAACAGAAACCAGTAACAAAGAAGGGGGATAAACACATGGATTTTGTTGAAGGTGAAGCAACAACCCTGAGTGCACGTGGTATTTCTTTAGACACATGTAGGAAGTGGGACTATTGTATAGGTGAGGTTGCAGGACAACCAGTACAGATTGCTAATTACAAAGATGCAAGTGGACAGAGGGTAGCACAGAAAATCAGGTTTCGTAACAAAGACTTCCACACCAGAGGTGACATAAAGGAAGCAGGTCTATATGGTCAGCACCTATGGTCAGGTAAAGGGAAGAAGGCCATCGTTTGTGAAGGTGAGATAGATGCACTATCCGTTTCACAATCTCAAGGTAACAAGTGGCCTGTGTACTCTGTTCCTAATGGGTCAGCAGGAGCTTCAAAAGCTATCCGTAAGAGCATAGAACTATTGAATGGGTACGAAGAGGTCATCTTTTGTTTTGATAGTGATGATGCAGGTATTAGAGCATCAAGAGAATGTGCCCAAGTTTTACCACCGGGCAAGGCTAAGATAGCAAAGTTACCTTTGAAGGATGCTAATGATATGTTAGTTAAAGGTAGAGTAAGAGAGTTGATTGACTGTATCTGGCAAGCTAAAGTCTATAGACCAGATGGTATCGTGAATGGTAAAGATCTGTGGGACATAGTAAGTGCAGAGGATTCCATGTCATCATGTGAGTACCCATATGAAGGTGTAAATAAGAAGACTCTTGGTATGAGGAGAGGTGAGATAGTCACGATCACAGCCGGTGCAGGTATAGGTAAGTCACAGGTTTGTAGAGAGATGGCGAATCACATGCTGAACCAAGAGGAAACAATAGGATACATTGCACTAGAGGAATCCAACAAGAGGACAGGACTAGGATTCATGGGACTCTACCTAAACAAGCCATTACATTTAGGTAATGTTGAGGTCGAGGATAAAGACTTCAAGGAAGCCTTCGATAATACCTTGAACACAGGTAGAATCTACATGTATGACCATTGGGGTTCACTTGAAGGAGACAATCTACTGAATAAGATACGGTACATGGTGACAGCATGTGGATGTAGCTTCATAATACTGGATCACATATCCATTGTGGTATCTGGTATTGAAGAGGGTGACGAGAGAAGAACCATTGACAATCTAATGACCAAACTCAGAGGTCTGGTTGAAGAGGTGAACTGTGGTCTTATACTAGTGTCACACCTGAAGAGACCACAAGGTAACAAGGGTCACGAGGATGGAGCACAAACAAGCATGGCTCAACTAAGAGGTTCCGCTTCCATAGGACAGCTATCTGATATAGTGATTGGGTGTGAGAGAGACCAGCAAGGTGATGACCCTGACCGAACCACAGTTAGGGTACTTAAAAACAGATGGACAGGAGAAACAGGTGTGGCTTGTGAACTGGACTATGACCGTAAAACAGGTAGGCTAACTGAGGTACCAAAAGATGAGATGCCCTTCGATGAGGAGGAAGTGGACGAGAGTTGGTCTGGTGATAGCACGGTGTTCTGATGGATTTATTTGAATCACTCCACACGGACAGTTGCTCCATATGTGGACAGAACTCTAAGTTTGTGGGTGATGGAGTCACAGGTATGTTTGGTAATATTCCAGTTACGTTTTGCCAGTTATGTTTAGACTCAATGATTGCAATGGTGCAAGATTTAAGTGGGGGGGAAGATGAAGACATGTGTATTTGATATAGAAACTGATGGACTACTAGAGGACTTGACTAAGGTACATTGTTTAGTACTCTATGACATAGAAGAAGATAGGTTGTGGTCTTTTGTAGGTGAAGAAATATTGGACGGACTATTTTTACTGAAAAATTTTGACACGATTGTGGGTCACAACATTATATCCTTTGACATACCAGTTCTGAAAAGGTTTTTCAAATGGGAACCTGAACCAACACAAAAGATAAGAGACACGTTGGTTTGGTCTAGGTTAATCTATCCAGACAGAGCAAAGAGGGACTTCAACAACAAAGCCATAGACAAAGACCAGTATGGTAGACACTCTCTCAAGTCATGGGGTCAGAGGTTGAACTTGGATAAAGGAGAGTTCACAAACTTTGAAGAGTTGAGTGATGAGATGGTTAAGTACTGTGAGAATGATGTTGGACTTAACTATAAACTGTACTGTAAGTTACTTGGTGCTAAGTTTCCAGATGGTTCAATACAGTTGGAGCATGACATACATACCATATGCTTACGACAAACTGAGAACGGATTTCCTTTTGATGTTGAAGGTGCATCTAAATTGTATGCACAACTAGCAGAGAAACGAAACAAGTTACAAGGTGAGTTAAAGAAAATCTTTGGTTCATGGATTGTTGATGAGGGTTCAAGAAAGAATGGTACCTATAACAAGGTTAAGATTGTTGACTTCAATCCTAACTCACGTAAACACATAGCTAAAAGATTGACAGAGTTAAGAGGCTGGAAGCCTAAAGAGTTTACTCCAACCAATGAGCCAAAGGTGGATGAGAATATACTATCTAAGCTACCTTATCCAGAAGCAAAGCTAATGGCAGAAGCATTTGGTGTGAA